TCTGAGCTGCTACTGCTCGTTGAGCGGCATTAAGGGATGCTCAGCTCGACGCATAGGACAGGGCGTGCGAATCAGTAATGTCTCCTACCCATGCAAAGGCGGAGCCTCTAGAATGTCCAGCGTCGAGCCTAAACTACCTACCCTAAATTACAGGAGCGCAGCATGGACCAGACGCTAATAAGAACAAAACTCGACCAAGTTAGGCGGTTAATTGACATGGGGTTTGTTTATTTTGATTTTGAGCAAATCCTCGAATTCCACTATCGCAAGTGGATTCAACCAGGGGATACGGTGGTAGATATCGGCGCCCACATAGGCAGGCACCTTGGCCCAATGATTGAACTGATCGGAAGTGATGGCAGCGCCATAGCTTTTGAGCCAATACCATTCGCATTCAGTGAGCTATCAAAAAAATACACCAGCCAAAATATAACCCTACACAACATTGCACTTTCAAATTATATCGGAAACTCCGACTTTATCTTTGCAGATGGGGCGGCCGAGGAAAGCGGCCTTATTCAAAGGACATTCAACTCACCATCATCAACCACCCCCAAAATAATACCAACTCGCGTAGACATCCTCGACAATCATACGACCAATCTTGACTCTCTGTCCTTCATAAAGATCGACATCGAGGGCGGCGAAATAAATTGCCTGCTTGGTGCAGTGCAAACCATCAATAAATTTAGGCCAGTGATCTCGGTTGAGTACGGCGAGCTCACCTATTCCGCATACGGAAACAATGAAGACACTTTGTTTCAACTGGCCGAATCCATGAGCTATGCTATTTACGACATCTTCTTAAACAGAATAACCAGCATAGATGAATGGCGATCCTCATTAAATTACGTGTACTGGGACTTCATCTTGGTGCCGCGCGAAAAGCTGTCAGAATTTGAGTCTCGCGTCGTGCATACGAACGGGACGAAGATGCCCAACCCAATGGACACTATGATCTCGTGGGGCGATCACAACGCAGCAGTAACCACCCTTCGCAATGACTGCAGTCAAACCATCGAGAGCCTACAGGCGCAGCTTTCGCAAGCTATTGATGATTCGAGTCGATACAGATCCAAACTGCAGTCAATTCAAGCATCAACCAGCTGGAAAATTACTTCACCAATTCGCCGCATCGTGAATTTAGTCAAGCGCGCGACATAGACTACGACAAGATAGCCGCCACGTCAGGATTCTCTGAAAGAAATTTTTTCAGCTTCTCCACAGGATCTACTGGTGGCTCTTCTACCGGCGCAGCGATAAACTTTATGTATCGCTCATCATCCTCATCAATCTCTCCTTGATTGGGATAAATCGTCTTATCCTGAGGATTCAGGAACACCGATACAACTTCTGCTTCGCTAGAATCACTGAACTGTACGAACATTTAGCTCTCCTTAGAACGTATAACCCCGAGACGCGACCGTGAACGCCCCGGCCGTAAGTGTTGCCATAACATAGTAAATAGTCTGCGCTACAATCATGGGCATCATAGACGATATACTTGCAGCAGATGTCTGGCCGGATACAGATGCAAGCACACCGATATTCGCTATATCTGTCGAAGTCGCTGAAACAACGATACTGACACCGGATCCAGCAGCGCTTTGAGTTACACCTTGCGCTAGGTGCGCAATCTTCGCATTAAGCGGGACCCCGCCAGATATTGACAGTGCAGTTTTTGTAGTAACGGGAGACGTGGTATTGAGCAATGTCCGCTGCGGGTAGTACACCTCACGATCGAGCATGTTACCAACTGCGAACTGACCGGCCACCGTATGCACGGGCCAGACACTGACCAGCGCAGACGCCGTATACCCGGCCGGCATATTCGCGCCGCTGTACACTTCTCCCGCTTTCGTGGCAGTAGCATTTACCCCAAGCAGGGCGGAAACCTTGGTCGTCGGGTTGTAGATCAGGTAGACGGCGACAAAGCCATTGGCCGGCGCGGCGCCGGTATCCATGCCGTTCGCGCCTGTGACGGCGAGGTTCAGAGTCTTGTTGATATTGGCCAGGCGATACGAGCGACCACCCAGCCCGGTGGAAACGACCACCTCATCGGCAGTGAGGTTGGCCGTTGCGCTGGCAGCAGCGACGTTCATGCGCACGTTAAGCGCGCTTCCCACAGCACCACCACCCAGCTTCTGGATGGCCTGCAGCAGCTGATCGAACTTCGTTTCATCCGGCACATCGCCGGCCCCCTTGATGACGTTGAGCAGCTCATCGGTAACAGCATTGCCCCAGGTAGCTGGGATCAACGACCCAGGCGTACCCGTCGCGGTGTCCTCGTCGACAAACTTGCCCCCCACCAGCCCAGCATTGGGCAGACTTTTCGGATAATCCACGCTTTTCCCCTCAGTTGTAATCGATGTAAACCATGGTGTGCGCCGGCGCGGCGCGGCGGATGACGCATTCCAGAGCGCTACCTGGGTTGACGCCGAAGCGTTCGCCCCAGTAACTGACGCCGAACCGCCGCCCTACTCGCTGGCGGCCACCGGTATGCAGCGTCCACATGAACTGCGCATTCCAGGTGCCGAAGCGGGCTGAGCCGAAGCGCGCTCGCCCCCAGCGCGGGGTTCTGTGTTCTGTTACGGAGGCGTTCGGGTAGCCCTGCCCTGCGGCCAGGCTGATGAAGTAGGCGATGGTCTGGCTGCCGACAGCGACCAGGCGCTGCTGCACGGCCAGGCGCCGGTCTTCGAATGAGGGATTCACGCCGAGGCAGGAATCGGGCAGGTTCATGACCTGCTCCCAGTCGGGCACAAGCTCGCTTACGCCGGCGGCGTCCATCTCGTTAAGCGCCGCTGCCGCGCGCGCCTCGACCCTGGCGAACTCCTGCGATACACCCTCCAGCACAAGGTCAACCTCGGGCACCTGCTCGGGATCCCATGCCGGACCAAGGGGCAGGAGCGCACGCAGCTGCTCTTTGTACTGTTCCGCTGTTCTCACACCAGCCATGTGCACCCTCCAAATGTCAGCAGCTGGTTGCTGGTGGGTTCCAGGTCAGCTGCGGGATAAACCAGCTGGTGGTCCCATTCGCCCTTGGCGCCGCTGATGGCCTCGCGCATGTGGCTGAGCAGCAGCTTTTCGCCCAGGCCCGCTTCGCGGTTGTGCAGGTCGGCCAGCTGCGCCGCCACGGCAGCACGGGTTGCCGTGGTGTCGGGGTCCAAGCGGATCTGGTAGACCACCGGCACGATCGACGGGGCGAGCACGTAAACCTCGGCCGTCACTGGGCGGCGCTCTTCGATGTAGGCTTTCACCTCGGCGAGTTCCCCTGCGTCAGGCACCGGGTTGGCGTCGTCGTCACGCATGATGAACACGCCAACCGTGCCCGGGCCCATGTAGTTGCGCACGCACCAGGCGCGGGTGACGCCAGCGCATTCGAGCGCCCAGGTCTCGTAGTCGTCCTTGCTGCCGCCATGCGGGATCACGCGGTAGGAGCGGATCACCCGCGACCGCAGCGACTCGACGCTTTCCTGCGCGACGCCGCCAGTCAAACCGGGCTCCAGAACCGTGAAGGTGCCACCAATGCCCTGCACGGGCTGAACCAGGGACAAGGTCAAGCCGGCCTCTGCATTGCCCAAGGAGCCTGCATCCACCGCTTCCACAGTGGTCTGGTTGCCCCCGGTGCCGGTCGTCATCCCGGTGGTGACCTTGTAAGACCGACCGTCCTGAGCCTGCAGCACGGTGTCGACATCAAGCACCGCTCCGGCCGCAGCTTGAAAGCTGACCGAACCATCCGCCGCCGCAGCAGCCTTGCGGGGTTGCTGCAGGCGCAGGGATGCAATGCGCTCGAGCGTTTCTTCGTCGGCGGTGTCGGGCAGGATCTGCTCGATGATCCAGTTGAGGTAGCCGTAGAGGCCGAACGCGGTGCCGGCCTGCGCCCTGGCCAGCACCTGGGAATCTGAGTGGCGCAGCGCGTTGCTGCCCAAGTCGGCCTGGGCCCGGCTGATAAGCAGGGGCAGCGATGGTGTTTCAAACGGCATAGGTCACCTGCCACAGTTGGTCCGAATCGATGATGAGGGGGGCACCACTGAGCAGCGTAAGCACCACGCGCAGGTTCAGGCGGTCGACGCCTGCACGCTCGCTGGTGATGGCGACATCGAGCACCTGCCCGTCATCCACCAGCCAGCGCAAGGCCTCATTGGCGTAAAACTCGGCATCGCGCTGGGTACGCTCGGTCAATTTCACCCGGCGCAGCAGCCAGAGGCGCGAACCGATGCGGTCGTCAGCGACCCTTGGGAAGCTGTCACCCCACCAGCCGCAGCGCTCGTCATCGTCGACGGGATCGTCGGGGCCGGCGCGGCGCCAGGTAAATAGGCTGATGACGACGGTACGGATGAGGTTCTTGTCGGAATCGATCATGGGGCACCTGCCGGCTTCTGCGTCTGCGCCGATCCGATGGTGATGCCACCATGCACGTGGTTCACCTGGCTGATGCCAGCGGCTACCTGATCTCCAGCAGATTCAATGCGCCCGGTGGTCTTGATCAGCGGTGTGTCGAACTCCACCGCTGTCCCGGCCTTGTC